TTAGACATGAGCTTCACCGCCATTCATTGCTTCAAGTGCAGAGAATTGCACGTCCTCTGCAACTGCTCTTATCTCCCATAGTTGATCTTCTAGAAATGATATTTCTTTAGGGTCTGTTGCTAGTTCGAGTTGGTCTTGTATTTGTTTGTATGTCATCATTGCAGTTCCTTTGTTTTTGTTTATACCTATATACTAAACCATGTATTTAGTAATTGCAAGTCTTTATTTAATTAGCCTGTGACCTGGACTTATATGTATGAAACTAGCTTTGTCCGTAGAAATGTGATAGAAAATAAGCATGAAAAAAACGCCTTGATAAAAAATATCTTGGCGTTTTACTAATTCTGGGGGAATTATGAAACTAAATATAATACAAAAACAAGTCCATAGAAACATCCTGTTCATCATTTTGATAATAATATTTTTTATTCTAGGCATGCTAACAAGAGCAGCATACGCAGATGAGCCTAAAGGGAAGAAAATATCTAGCGAGCCTACGCCTTTGCGTCCTGAGTTCAGACCCACAATTTTACAAACCACAACCACTACTCAAGCTCAAATAGCACAAGCAAAGTTTGCTGTGATACCAGAAGAAGGTTTATCTCAAGTAGTAGAAGTTCCTGTTGATGTTAGAGACTGGGTTACACAATGTAAAGAGTGGGCTACTATGGCAGGAATCGAATTACCACCAAGTGCTATTACTCTTTTAGATCGCGAATCAGATTGTGACCCTACGATAAGAAATCCTAATAGTTCAGCAGGTGGAATCCCACAAGCTTTACCATATACAAAAATGGGTTGTCTTTTAGAGTATAGCGACGAGGCTGCGATATGTCAGCTACAATGGTTTCATGGGTACGTTATGCAAAGGTATGGTAGTTGGGATAACGCTTTGGCTCATAGTAGCAATTATGGTTGGTATTAGAGGACTATAAACTAATCTTCTTTTTACTCATCGGCTCTCACTAATGTAACACCCACAGAAGCAGCCATTTCAATAGCAGCTTCAACTTCTATATCAGCCATCATTTTAACCTGCTCATCCAATAATGCTTTGTTCATTTCATCAATAGATTTATAGCCTAACTCTATTGCTAATTGAGTATCTCGCGTGACTTGCTCTCTTCTTGATTGTTCTAGTATTTTTTCTATTATAATTATTTGAAGCAATCCTCCGCGATTGTAACGTCCTGATTAGCTGGCTGCACTTAAAGCGGTTGCCAGCTTTTCAGACCTAACCGCTTGAAACATTGTGCAAAGGAGCAACTATGAAAACAAGAGTAATCAATACAGATATTTTTCGTGATGAACTATTTACATCATTGAACATCGATACTAGATATTTATATCTGACAACAATACTAAACCCCGATATTTCTCAGACGAGAATCTATAAATGCCCCGACTCATTTTTAGAAATGTATTCTGGTATTCCCCACCAACAAATTGAAAAATGTAAGAATGATTTGGATATTGCTGGCTTAGCTTTTTTCAAAGATGGATGGATTTGTGTCGGTTCAGATATTGGTTTTGTCCGCTCATATTATTCTGGTGCTAAAAATATTTCTTCCCAAGTGAAAGAGTTTGAAAATATACCAAAGAAGATTATTCAATACTTTGTAACACAATTACTTAGTGTAGGCATAGACTATCAATACACTATCGATAGTACGATAAATCTAAATCTAAATAATAAATCTAAGTATGAAAAGAAAAAAGAAGAAGAATCTAACAATAAATATATTGATGACCCACAGAAAGCAAAAGACTTCTTCGAAACAGTATTAAGAAAATGATAGTAAAATCAAGAGAGCGAAAATATAAACCTAAGACAATTCCTGATGACTCTAAGAAACGATTAGAAGATAATTGGAGAGTCGCCAACTGCGACGATGTTTGGCAAGAGAACGAACCTGATGCCAATATAGTTTCATGGAAAAATAAAACTTAAGTCCTTTTTCTTGTAGAATACTTTTGTGAAGTGAAGGTCGATTAGTTCCTTTCTTGACCTTCACTTCCATTTTTTACCAGTCTTGACCAAGATATTTTCTATGTCGACCATTAGTGAATGTCGACCAGGTAGGAGAGAATTTTGTTCCTCCTCTAGATAATTCCATAGCGCAAGCCGATTGCTCTACAATGTTAAGTCGTAATCTTTCAATGTCTCTACATTCTCCAGTTCCTTTAGCTTCAATGATTGTCCGTATCTGATATAAACCATAAGATTCCCCCCAGTGCCTACCATCATTTGTTGGCTTGCCGTAATATTGATTTGAGTCGTCACCGAAACAATTTATTTGGCTTCCACTTTCCGCTCTTGATATTGCACTAAGAATGTCCGCTTGCTCGATGCTTGCTCCAGCTAGCAACAAGTAGTGTGCAGTCTCATTTTTGCTAATCAGCTCAGACTCATAATGCTCTTTTGTATGATCATTAAAGCAAGGCTGATCTTGAACATCAGTAAAACCACGATGGGGTGGCACTACCGTCGGATTAGTAGTGCCAACATCATTATAAGCATAAATATTTTCTCTAGGATTCAAGTTAAAAGCAACATAGCTAAGACATGCAGCCATCAACATAATAATTAAACTAATTTTTTTCATAACAAACTTTCTAAAAAATGAGCATCCATACTCAACATTCTTCCTAGATTTTTGCTAATTCCTTTTCAACAATTATCTGTTCAATATCGTCAATGTCACCCAAGCCAAAATAGATACCAGCTTTCAAAAGCCTTCTAGATTTGCTAAGCGAAAATCCTGTCTTAGAACAAACAATTTCTGCACTACGATTCAAATTAAAATCAAACGCGTTATCTTCCATCATTAACCTTTCGATCTATTTCCTTAAAAATCCAATAAGAGCCTAAAGAAAACATCATTGTCCAAAAAAACAAATCCATCAATCAACCTTAATAGTTGTGTGAGCTTTATTTTTTTGACATTCCTGCGCACTATTAGTCACAGCAGACAGATCAACTGTCGCTACAGGTTTGCCCTGTAAAGCATTTTGCATCTGTTCCGCATAAGCTTTCTGCGAATCGCTCGCAGCTGTAAGAGCATTAAGACAGTCAGTGTTAGCAGGATAATTAGGTTCATTACCAATGTTTGCTATTTTTACTGCACTAACACTTATCGCTATAACAACAAGCCCAGCAACAAAAATTTTGCTAAAAAGCATTAGTAACTTTTTATTTGACTTAACTGGTTTAGATAAATCAATAATATTGTTTTCGGTAGTATTCATTATTTTTCTTTCTTTTTAAGATTTTGGCTTCCTACCATCAAGCAATCCGTTAATATATATCGGCAGATCAAAGACAAAAGTTAACAACTAATTAGAAAAATATTTGAAAAGGCTCCTCATGCGCGAAAAAGCGTGTTATGCGCGAAAAGACAGGTTCTAATGGTATGAAATTTGATGATCATTGGTTTATAAGCGTATGCGAAATACTCGAATCTCATATCCTATGCGAATATTGCCACGAAGAAATAACCTGGAAAGGCAAAGGTTCTAAACCAAAATATTGTAACCCAGCTCACGCACGACTATACCGAGCGCAACAAAAAATATCTCCATACGACATAACCACAAACCAACTATACGTTCAACTAAAATCCTGACATGACAATGTACGAAGCAGACAAGTGGTTTGAACAAGCAATAGTTTCATACGGCCATTGCGAATCCTGCGCCTACAAACACGGACTCAAATGTGTACATATTATTCCTAAGCAATATCCTCAAACAAGAACCTCGTTCCGTAACGCAGTATGCCTCTGTGGTAGTTGTGAGAAAAGATTTATAGATAACCCACGCCAGTTCAGGGAATGGTTAGATACTACATGGGCTAAAGAATATATACGTTCTGAACATCTAAAAAATATTTTAGAAAAAGACAGACCGCCAATAAACTGGGAGTATAGAAAATTTGTTGCAAAAAAAATATATGAACATAAGATGGGGATACTAATAGCAAGGACTAACGACCTATGACAATCATGAAAAAACGAGCAGAAAAAAAGAAACAATCCAAAAAAACCATAGACAATAAAGCCACAACTTTAGGTAGCCAAGCTATACGTACTCTTAATAAATGTGAAGTGCCAGATTGTAACGAAACCAGGTATGAACAATACCAATGCTCACATATTATCGGTCGTACTAATCTTAAAGTAAAATACGACCCACGAAACACCCAATGTATCTGTGCTTCACACCACCGTAAATTTACTAACAACCCCCTATTGTTTGCAGAGTTCGTTAGAGAATCTAGTGTAGGAATCTATGTAGATCATATGAGGGAAGTATCTAACGCCACCCAATATAAAGTCGATCATGAATATTGGATAGATTTTAACAAACGAATTATTGCAGGAGAATTATCTGTTATTGAAGCAAGAGACCTTCTAGGCTTCCAATATGTAGGGCTAACTTTTTAAGCAGTAATTTTTCTACGATCTAAATTATCTGGTATCTCTAAACCCTGCTGTTCAACCCAAGCAATAACTCTACCCGTATAATCTTTCTCGTCATCAACAATACCTGCAAGAGCATCAATCTTCGCATTCATCTTAACAAATTTAGTTTCAGTAGCTAACTTATAATCATCAAATTCTTTACGAGTTTCAAAAAGTTCTTTACGATAAGACTCAGTAATATCTCTTTGAAATTTTACTATCCATCTGATAACAAGCAGAAACCCTCCAATAGGAGGTGTGATAGCACCTGTGATAACTGAAACTATAGCAATGTCAGCAGATCGAATAGCAGCAATAAACATATATATACCTTAACTATTAGTCCATTTTAGAACAGCATTAAGAATTATTGAACCGCCAGAAGCAGCAGCACCAAACGCCAAAACTTTCAAAGATGAAAGATCAAAACTTGCGGCTTCATTTAAAGAGAAGCCAGTAACCAAAAAAGCAATAGCTGTTTTAGCTGCACGAACAAACGTGTCTTTCCAACCTAAAGGTGTAGCAAGATTTTTTATAGTATCAGTCATAATATTCTCCTTATCCAAACATTATATGCCAAGTTATAGGACCAACTTTTTTGTCAGCATTCAAACCATGTGCTTTTTGAAAATTATATATTGCTTGAGCTGTTGCACCACCTGGATCAATAATTCCATCGCGATAAGGTGAACCAACTTTTTCTTGAATTTTAATAATTGCAGGACGATCCGCAGCATTATATTTTCCAGAATGAGCATGTACATAACCATAAGAATTTCTATTCGTATCAGTTTCACCATACCAGTCAATAGGAATAAGTGGAAACGGAACTGTTGAAACTGGTTGCACAACAACAGGAGGAGTTGGAGCAACAGGGTTAGCACCAAGCAATTCATGCGCACGTAAACAAACATTTTGAATATGAGGCATAATATTTATTCCAGGACAAGCAGTATTAAATACATCTTTATGAGGACGACCAACAAAACTTGCACGCAAAGCATTTTCTTTAACCCAATCAGCAATAACTTGCGCAGCAGCTTCTAATTGTTTTGCAGTCGGTTGATCAAATTGATAATTACCATTGAACACAATCGCTAAAGACGTCGAATTGTTATTATATGTTGCAGCACCAAGTTTAATTTTGCCACCATCAATACGAATTTCCCAAACATCACCTTCTGCATCTGACATCACATGATAAGCACCACAAATATACCCACGACCACGTTCACTATTATCAATAACTTGAACATCTTTTTTGCCACTACCAGAAGATTTAATAGCACTATGATGAAAAAATACTGTTGCAACTGGCATATTTGGCATATCTTGCATCGGGGATGTAGGCGGTTTTAATTCTGCATCTTGTCTTGTGTATCGTGTCATATTTTTCTCCTCTGTTATTTGCGGTTATACCTTTTAGCTAACCATTTGACCGTATCATTTCCTGTTGACAAGAAAAAATAATATATATCTTTAAAAATAATCTTCCACAAAAAATTGATAATAGTCCTATAATTTTTATAAAACTCAAAACTTTATTATTCGACATTATAAAACTAAATTTTCTTGTAAATAGTTATTTAAATCAGCAATTTGAGATTCAGTTAATTCTTTTTCTTCATAGTTTTCTTCATAATCAATAACTGCTTTACCTTCTCCATTAATAACTTTTTTAGGAGTAGGCGAGCCTTCTTTCCATTCCGTTTCAACAATAACTTGTTTTAATACTCCGTTATCAACAATTACAGTAAGAGGACATTTCACGCCTATAGTTTCGTATATTTCTTTAATATAATCGTCCGCTATTTTTGTTGTTGCGTTACCAAATTCTAAAGTTGCCATATTATCCCCAAACTTCCACATAACTGCCAACATCATAACTACCAGCACCGATATTGACACAATCAACTCTTGTCATTTGTGCGGTTGAAGCCCACTTGCCGTATAATGAGCCAAGATTTACTGAAAAAGTAGCATCCGGCCCAAAAGCATCATGCATTTCAGCATGAAACATTTTATGTTCCGTACTGGAATTTGAAATGTCTACAACAGCATAAGAAGGATTCGATTCACCAACAGCAGATGCTACTGGTCTGATTGGTATTGCTGCGCTAGATACAGTAGACGTGTACGCTGCACCAGTAAAAGAATATTGGTAGGCGTAGTTAGTTCCCGAATCGTTATTAAATTTCCAATTTGATGCTATTGCATCGCCAGTATCTTTGCAAAACGCTTTCACTGTGAGATTTTCTCTTAACGGTATTCCTGAAACTGTTATTGTGTCGCCTGCTGATGTCAAAGTGGTTTTCTTTAACAGTCTTGGAATGTTGCACCAGTCAGTACCGTCGTAAACTTGTAACATGTCGGTGTCTGCTTGATAAGCAATCATGCCTTTGACTTCGGTTAAAGCAGCAAGCGCAGTGGCATCCGCAACTTCAATATTGATTTTTCCAGGTACAATTGAACCAGTAGCTAACAAAGTTCCATCAACAACATCACTAAGAAAAGCAGATTTTGTAATTTTTTTAGTAGTAGTAGCAGACACATCCAAAATAGGCACAGTATCTCCACCATCAGCAGAACCAAGAGCAGTAAGGTTAGAAATTCTAGTCATAATTATATTCCTTTTGTTTTAAGTATATCAGAGCGGAGCATTAGGGTTGTTTTCTTGAGCAAGCTCATCAAGGTTACGTCTAATATCTTCGATACGTTTAGCGACAGGAGGAAGAATACGATCAAGCTCAAGATCGACAGTATCAACTTTATAGTCAATACCAACTATTTGCAGTTCGATATTCTCGTCAATATATTCACCAAAATTGCTAAACCCTACAATCTCACCTAACGCTATAACCTCTATAGGGTCGTAATGATCTCCAGTAATAGTAGTAGTACCAACAAAACTAGGATTCGTATATCTTTCTATCTCAGCGTCAGCCATAATTTCTGCTGTCGATTGTACAATAACTCTTTGGTCTGAAAGCTTAGTTATACCTGTACGCCAAGCAGCCTGCGATGCAGCATCATTACGCACAACAAGAAGTGCAGGTTCTCCACCACCAGTAAAATATACTTTGTTAGCTATATGAGCTATCGATTTACGGAAGTTAGCAACAAAAACATCTGTAAGTTTAGTAAACCAACGGCTACGACTAGCAGGACGAGCCTTCAAACTGTAAAGATTATCGCCAGGATTGTAAGTCCAATACCAGTCGCCAGGACACAATTTTAAGACTTGATCTAAACATTCTGCAATAGTGTTTAGATTGAAAGTATAGGATACTGTAGTGCCAGTAAGTTCGATAGAAGTTGAATCGTAATGTATTCTTGCACCTTGAGTTATCGCATAATCGATAACGGCTTTTGCAATATTGGAAGGGTCATAAGAATTATATGTAACCTTAGTGTCCGTACCATCCATCAAAATAATATTGTTTAACTCGACACTATGAGAAAGCAAACTTGCTTTCAGAGTGTCGCTGCCGCCAATATCTATATTCCAATCAGAAACATACCCAGTAAAAATAGTAAGCCCATCAGGAAGCCCATCAGGTATCTCTAACGGCTTATCAGACTCGTCAGTAATCGGAACATCTGATTCGTCATCCAACGTATCATAAGACCCGTAATGGGTTATAACTTCAATATTATAATTAAGATCAAGATCAGTCCCAACACCTAAACCCACTTTCGCTATCAAGTCTATAAGAAGCGGAGCATCAGACTCGTCAGTAATAGCAACATCAGCCTCAGTATCTAAAGTGTCAGTAAGAGTTTTAGAAGTCAACTCGTTCCTAGCGAACTCGACATCCATCGAAGATAATGCATTATTGATCTGACGTTTGAAAGAAGGCTCGCTAGTAACATCTGTCCACTCTCCGATATAATCATCGTCAGCACTATAAACAATATAACGAACAGTCTTTTGAGTCATTACAAATAACGTCTTTCACTCGTTGCAGTAACCGCCAAAGTACGCGTTGTTGCAGTATCCTCATAATGTAAAACGCCTGAGCCTGTAGCCCAGTAAGGAAACTGTCCAGAAGATTTAACAAGAATACCGTTAATAAAAACACGATTATTCTCACAATCAACAGTAACTATATCTCCAGCAGCAAACGTAGCTGTAATATCTAAATATTGGCTATTAGAAGTATTAGCAATAGTCATCGTAACATCCGACACTGTAGGGTTAATCGCTGTAACAGATATAGTAATGACAGGCTGGCCATCCATAGTCCCATTAACAGTAATATTCGTATCAGAAGTGGCAGTCGTAATCGCCGTAGCGTTCATCCAAGTATCAGTAACCCCATCTGTAGCAAACGGAGATTCACATTCGAACTCTATAGAATACGGACCAAAAGAAATATTCTCTTGAGCAATAGGAACAATAACGTTCTTTGCAGTACAAACCCACTCGCGATAGCCAGTACTATAATCGCGTCGTAGCGCACCGCTCTCCCTGCGTAACCAATTTTTTAGAAGGTCAGTCTGATCTTGCAACTCAACTTGCGTAGTGCAAACTATCATTCCTGATACAACAATATTTTTTGCATCGTACTTCTCGAAAACTCTCTTTGAGCCATGCGCACGAGCGAGCTGCAACATAGTAGTAATCTTCGCAGGACTAGACTCAGTATCGCATTTGTTGACTCTAAAGAATCCGCTATTCAATTCGAAACTATCAAAAGCTACACTTGTCATGTTGGTACTCCCATCGAAGCAAGCTCCCCATCTCGGTCTACTCTTTCAAAGAACCTGTCTACAGATTCTTGAGTAGACAAAATTATATTTCCGTACATGTTGAAACCACCATCACTTTTCGTACCCATCGCTTGAGACATAAGCGCAGCAGTACGCTTAGCATCAATAATTTGTCCGCTAGTAGAAGGCACAAATATTTCTGGACCTTTCTCCCCGACAAGACCTCCAACGCCGCCTTCTGTCCAACCGCCAGCAGCATTGGTTTTTTGACCCATAGAAGGAGGAATATAAGTACCATTTTTTACTTGTTTTTGAATCGTTGCCCTATTTTTAGCTTCTTGCTCATCTCCAACATTTAAGATATTTTTCTTTTCTTTTTCTTTAATGCCAGCTAACTCTAATAGCTTATCTATTGCTTTTTGAATCCAATCGACCACACCACCTACAGCTTCCGTAATCCAACCTACAACTGTAGAAATTTTATTCCATATCCAATCCCACGCTTTAACAATAGCCCCGTATAAAGTATCCCAGATCGGTATAAGAATATTGTTTATAAACCAAACTATGCCATCCCAAATAGGTTTAATAATATTTTCCCAAGCCCAACTGATCGCAGCAGATATTTTATCCCATACCCACGAAATAGTATTCCATAGAACTCGAAATATTGGCATCAAAACATTAGTAATAACCCAAACGAGAGCGTCCCAAATAGGTTTAATAACATTACCCCAAGCCCACGAAATAATAGTAGAAATACCTGTCCATACTCCTTGTAAGAACCCCCAAAGGAATTGAAAAGTAGGTACAAGAATATTAGTTATAAATATTACAATCGCATCCCAAATAGGCTTGATAACATTATTCCACGCCCACAATACAACTACCACTATCGCGTTCCATACTGCATCAACAATATTGCGGAATGTTTCAAAATGAAAATAACAATACACAAGAGCAGCAACAAGCGCAGCGATAGCAGCAACAATAAGTATCACAGGGTTCAAAGCCATAACCGCGTTCCAAGCCGTCTGGATAGCAATACCAATTTTTGTTACAACAAGCCTTGCTTTCTCAGCGACAGTCAAAGCAATAGTTTTAGCAGCCGAAGCAGCCTTCAAAGCATTCTCTTTAACTAGGTGTGCCTTATATTGAGCAGACATCTTAATACTATCGTATTGATATTTAGTAAATTTCTTAGTTGCTTCAGCCAACTTTTTTGTTGTGGCAACAGCAGATTCGCCATGTTGTTTAGCTTTAATAAAAGCCATAGTAGCCTTATCACCAATCTTACCTAAAGTCTCTACAGTTTTCTTACCAGCTTTATGAACACCCTTAACACTCGTAATAAGTGAACCCATAATACGAACTACAGGACCAAGTGCAGCAGCAACAAGTGCAGCTTTAACAATCAAATCCTTGTTACCCTCAGAAAGTTTGCCAAACCAATCTAAGACTTTAGTCCCAACTTCAAGAAGCTTCTGATATACAGGAGCTAGCTTCCCACCAAGTTCAGCAGACAACTGTTTTGTTTTTTCTTGAGCTGTACGAGTCTTGTTAGCAATACTATCGGAAGTACGCGCAAAGTCTCCTTGAGCGTTCTTAGTGGCATCCATCACGAAGTTATAACGCAACTGTACTTTTTCGGCTTGGCTCATCGCACTAAGCTTTTTAGTTATACCTTTAGAAGCAGCATATTCTTGTAAATTTGTTTCGGTCATCACAATACCGAGGCTCTTCAAAGCTTCTGTTTCACCCGTATACACACCCGCTAAGGCTGTTTGTGCTCTATCTATAGACACGTTCTTAAACGATGCCATATCAGCACCTAGTTGCGTTAAACCCATCGACATTTTTGCGGCGTCTTTTTGGTTCTGACCCATCCCAGTACCCATATCGCCAAATAACGAAGCAGCGTCTAACGCTGATTGTTGAGCAAGACCCATCTTTTGGATAGATGTTTCAGACCATTTTTTTACCTCGTTAGATGACTTACCAAAACTAACATCGACCTTATTGAGAGTTTCTTGAAGATCAGAAAAAGCTTTAATTGAAAGACCAGCACCAGCCAAAATAGGTAGGGTCACGAACTTAGTCATTTTAGTGCCGACAGTTTTCATTTTCTCGCCAGCAGCATCTAACTTCTCGCCCATAGAAGTAAAATTCTTTTGAGTGCGATCTATCTGAGCGTTAGCCTCATCAAAAGCTTTTTGCGCTTTATTGTGCGCCTCAATAATAATTTTTAGCTTTTCTTCGTCACCCATAAGCCTATACTACCATGACATGACTATTTATTTTTACGATTCTCATGCTCGGCTTCGATCTTAAGTTTGATTTTATAGCGTTCTATAAACCACGTAGGTTGCTCAACATATTCAGTATAAGTACAACCCATAGCTGCACACAAAAGAACTATAGGGAACTGTTCGTCGGCTATACGCCCTCGACCGCTATCTAAAGCTCTGTAGTATTGGTTTTCGAGGGTTTGTCTTTTTTTTCGTCTAGTTCACCATCAACAATCTTTTGTGTGCGCTCGGCAATAAATTCGAAGTCTTTAGCTCGCATATCTAAAACAGTATCAAGAATATTTTCTTCACTACCGTCAACACTTACCACGACTGCTTCGATACGAGCATTTTCTTGACCAGCGAGCATAGTATCGTTCATTACAGGTTTAAGATTCTTACCTTCACCCTCAGTAGTTATACTGTTGAACATCGCCCCGTCTATTTTTTGTTTCTCGCGTCCGTTAATCCAAGCTTTCAAAACAACTTTGTGTTTGCCTACTGGCGTAGTTACCTTTATAGTTTCCCTATTATCCGACATAATTACCTTTCTTAAAAGTTAATTAATAGCTTACTACTGTATTTGTTAATCTTGCGGAAATGCCAGCACCATCAGCGATACTATATACACCTTCGAAGTTTAATGTTTGAGCAAGAGGGTCATTAGAACTCCAGTTACGTTCGTAACTATCAAACACAACATCGTTCAAATCGATATAAAATTCTGGGTTATGAGAGCCGGAACTACCAATGATAGTTGCAGCGTCAGTCATGCGGATACGCATAGCTTTATGAGTATTAGCCATAACAATATCTCTATGAGTTGTGTCTTCGAAATATAGTTCTACAGAACCAGTCACATTGAATTGTTTGTTAATAATATCTGTAGGCTCATTAGACCCAATATTATATATAGCTTCTGCGTTCTTTTTAACATCTAATTTGAAGTTTGTAATATTGATAGCACTCGCAGCACCCAAGCCAGCAGCCGTAGTAGCAGTCTTGAACGAACAATGGCTAGGAAGAAATTCTATTTCGTTAGTGAAAGCTGGAGTGTGTGAAGCACTAGCAGACTTTTTAGAAATAAGAGACACTGTACGTTTAACATAATCGTCAACCGCTACCTCTAAACTCCAAGAGTCAATAGTCCCAAAAGGAAAAGATATTTCTTGAACTGCATCGTTATAGCCAATAGTTAAAGCTTTATGATCGTTACTATTTAACAAAGCATAAGTGTGGTCATATACTCCTGTAGTTGTACGTTGTGCAGAACTAGGAGACTGCCCGAATAATGCTACAAGTTCAGCACCAAGACTATTAAGAAACAGCTTGCCGTCATAATCGCCTTCAGCCCAAAGCTTAGTAATATCAGCATCGTTAAATTCGAAGATTTGACCCATCGCAGAATCGTTTTTTACAAGCTCGATCTTGTCATCAAACGAATACCCCTGTACAGGAATCCAATATGCAGCAGCAACAGGTGTACCTTTAGTCGATTCGATACCGATACCTAAAGCACCAGTACGTCCTATAATTTTAGTCATTATGACTCCTTATTTTCTTTCAAAGTTTGTTTGTAAAGCTCGGTTGCTTCTTCAAGATTTTTAGCTCGCACTACTATACCAGCTTGGGTGAAGTTATATATTTCGCCTTCTTCTTTTGCTGGTGTATCTTTTTTTGGTGTATCTTTTTCTGTCATAACAACTCCTATGGTTACATCATACAACAATTTTGTTAATAGAGATTTGGTTTCGGCTGGGTGAGTTCTATGTTAAATCTGAGTATGCCTTCTACAGAAAAAATGTTAGAACCTCTTTTACCCCAGCCTCGGCCATAATCAATTCTTAAACCTTCGTCCCTAATAGAGATAAAGAGGTTATCTGCAAGCTTCTGATTATCACGTAAAGCATAAGATAGCGTATTGGCTTTCACACTAAAGTCTGTGTTACGTTCCTCTATAAGTTTATACAACCCCGTGTTACCTCTAGCAAGTTCGAAAGATTGATCTAAGTCTTGAGTCCAATTGTAAATAATTGACATAATAATCGAGTTGACATGAACGTCTTGCATAGTGCCATCGGATTGAATAACAGTACCTTGTTTTTCGACAGTAACAACAGGAAGTTCACTTCTATTAGGTGATATTACATCGCCATAAATATAACGTCCTTGTAGTTCAGCTGGTCCTTCTGCTTCGAGCATAACGATTAAAGCTTCAAGTATAGGGTCGCGATATTCTTCGAGTGCCATTATTAACCCCTAATAGATTTTTGTATATGGCTCTGAAATTCTCGCATAATAAACTGCTTACGTATCTGGTCTAGTTTTAACATCACGCGTCTAGGTAATTTTTTACGTGGAGCATTCGATTGGTGGTAAGCAAAGTAGTCGCTAGTGTTAAATATTTCTACATAATCGTTGCCAAGATTTTGAGTAAAGGATCTACGCATACGACCTGTTTTTTCTAACAACGGGTGTGGCTCATTGTCTTTGCGTGGCTTCCATGCTGAGCCGAATAGCGCACCACGAGAACCGAAATTTTTGTCTACAGAACTGCGAACTTCACGCCCAATATTAAATAATGGTATTTTGAAGTCTGTAACTTTATTATATTTTGTTAGAAGGTTACGCGATAATTCTCGACTGCCTTCGAGGTCTGCCCGTAGTTCTATCATTGTTCATCTCGCATAAAAAATTCTGTACTGCCTACAGACTCGTTATAATCTGTAAGATCAGTATTACGATAGAACAGGTTGCCATCACTTCTTGAGCTAACAGTTACACGTACAGATGAGCCACTAGCAGAAGATACCTCATCTAAGTACTCCATTAGCATATCTTTAGCTACTGTTAAACGTTTATAACCATCTTTGGAACTATTCTCGGTATCAGTATTGAACCCTTGATCTTTAATCAGTATCCACGCAGCTGCATAATTTCTTACAATAGTTTTAATTTCGTCAGGAATAGTTGTGTCAGTCCAAATCGTATAGTCAATAATGCCTGTGAGTTTTCTTTGAACCCAGCTTATAGCTTCGTTACGATATTTAGTAACAGCAGCATCCGAAAGCTGACTGTAAGCATAAGTTATTCTCATTACACTATCGGCAACAGGTGCCCCAGTAAGAGTAATAACTCCAGTGGTAGTATCAACAGTGGCTACGCTAACCGCGACACCATCGTCATAAACGATTACGTCTCCGCTCACACCCACGTCAATAGTATCGTTATAATTCCTATCGACAATATATGTACGCCCTACAGTAAAAATAGTGTTAGAGCCATTCACAAGCCCTGTAGGAGTTTCCGTTTTTGCTAGGTGGTGTTGCCCAGATTCTTCACGAATGTCTTGTAAAGACGAATAATCGAGGTCTACAGCAAGAGGCATGACTACCTAGCTTCTACTATAGCTTGAGCAACCTCTGATTTGTTGTTAAATCCTTCAGGATTGATGCCAGCTTCAATAGCGATAGTATCTAATTCTTCTCTACTATAATTTTTTTTTAATTCTTTTAACGAAGGTATTTTCGTACTGTTGTCAGCATCTTTTTTTTCTTGTGCAACAGATTTATCCTCAACAACTTGAGTCGTATCAACAATGGTTTCTGTTCCGTCAATACTTCCACTTGATGATATTGTTTTGCCCTTTTTAACATTTCCGCTTGAGTTCTTTTTGCTTGAATCTGTCGAATCCGATACTGTGAATCTCCAATCATTAACAAACACCCTCACTTCCTCATCTGATAACTCTAAAACCTTAGGAACTTTAACCTCGAACTCTTGACCACCACGAAACATAGTAGTTCTAGCTCCCTCAACAAGCGACGGTATTAACTCTATTTTATATTCTGTCATAATAATTCCTTTAATAATAAAAAAGGGAAGCAATTTTACTTGCTTCCCTTTCACCCTGCCCGTTTAAGCAACGATTGAAGCAACCGCTTTTTGGTAGAGACCGTAACCTGCGTTACCTCTCCACAAACAACCGTAATAGTTTTTACGACGCATGAAGTTTCCTGATGAGCCTTCTTCAAGAGCAATAAGAGGATTAAACTCTCTTTCTTGAACTATAAATGGTTTGATAGTTCCTGCTGTGTTTAACAAGTACCAGTTATTAGTATCTGTTAGCCAGTTTGAAACTAGGATTCTTGCTTGTCCTTGATAGATGTTTGTAGCACCAGAAGCACCAATTTGAGCTTCTAGAATTGTTGCTGCAGTAGATTCTAACGCTGGTGGAACCACTAACAACAAATCCATATTGTTATTAAATGTAGGTCGACCTGCATCATCTTGCATAGTGCGCAACATGCCTCTAGCTGTATTAAATGTTGTTGCATCTAAAGCACTAGTAATCTTATTGCTTTGAGTTGAACCAGTTTCACCGATAGGGTGATCTGTATCAAAGAAATATTGTCCATCGTAACAAAGAGTAGAATCGCCAGCTGGGATCAAAGTTTGAAACAAAAGTTCATCAGGGAAAGTTTTAAGACTTTCACCAATAGCTTTTGCTTGTAAACCATATTGTCCTGTTTGGTCATCCATAATGTCAGAAACATCAACTTCAATAGAAGCTTCATATTCTTTATTAACAAGAGAGTAGCTGTATTCAGAAAGTTTCTTAGGAATACGCTCACCCTTCATTTCTCGCATACGAGGATTAGTCCCTAGCCACGCGTAGGTTTCACTACGAGCAGAACTAGATATTTTTGTAGCCACTTTATCCCAATTAGTTTGAGCAGCTGAATAGCCCTCATAAAAATTAGTTAGTAAGCCCTTTGCTAAAAGTGTACTTATAGCCATTGTCTTATACCTTTCTTACGCTCTGTCGCGAATGTCAACGCGTACTTTAGTTGCTGAAACAAATTCGAGGATACGACCAACGAGAACATCGTTAGTAGTAACACCGACTAGGTCAACAGTTTGATTGTCTGTAACGTAAACAAGTGTGTTCACATCTGCGATAGTTGCAGTTCCTGCAAAAACGAAAGTGAATACGCCTGTACGCCTAACCTTGATTGATAAATCTCCAACTGAACCTGCTGAGTTGTCAACAGTTTCATCTGCGACTCCAACAACAACACCACCGGCTGTATCTGTAGCGTTAACTGCATAACCTGCAGCGTTCACCATTACCAATGCGCCTTCAGGAATTTTTTCTGCACCTTGTTTGAAGGATTGAATTAGTCCATCTGCGCGGTCAGTACTTTTTTTTGCAACTGTAATAGCTGTCATGTCTTAACCTTTCGATCTATTTACTTAGTGAAGCGAGTGCTTCGCGGAACTCTGGAAATTTCTCTGCCAGTTCGTCCATTGTTTGTGGGTCTGCTCCAACGGCTTTGAATCCCGCTGCTTCAGCTTCACTCAAAACTTCAGATGGTTTTTTGCCATCTTCTGTTTGATCTTCTTCGGTTACAGTCTCATCTTCTTTGCTGCTTCCCGATTCGTCTGTAGAGAACTGTTGAGTGTTTGTTCTCAAAATGTCTAATACTACAGTCGCTAAATCTATTTTCTTGCCACCATCTGTTGAAAGTTCCACGCCTTGTGAAAGTTTCGCTAACGCCATAATCTTGTCTTTTTGAGCAGGGATAACCTTGCCCTCGTGGAGTAGATCGTCAAATGCTTTAGATAGTTTAAGTTCAGAGTTTTCTAATCTGATACGTGATAGTTCTGTAGCTTCATCTTCTTCTGGAGATTCTTCTTCCGTAACTTCTTCTGTTGTTTCAGTTGTTTCTTCCTCAACCACTTCTTCTGTAGGTTCTACAGGTTGTTCAGGTGTAACTTCCTCAACATCTTCACTTAAATTTGTTTCAGTTCCCATTGCGGATAACTCCTTCATTTTGTTTCTTGATAACATGATAACATTATTTCCAGCTAAAGACATGCTGTTAGGATTCAACGATCTAGACAGGCTTGCTTCTACTTTTTCAAAACCTTTCATACCTACTAGATAAGGATTATTTACCAAAGCAACATGTAACAAAGTTGGTCCATAATGCTTGTTATCATCTTTTCTAACATGGTCCCATTCAAAAGATACTGACACATCATAGAGTGTTTCATTGTCAAGTTTTTCTAACGCTATAGCATCACGTATATCTAATTCTGCGTAAAGCCCGTCACCAGTGATAGATTCTAAACTTTTGACTGTCCCAGTATTTTCTTTAGGGTCGTTAGTATGGGTGAAAGGTACAGCAACAGGAGTACCTAAAGTATTGTTTTCAAAATTTCTTACTATAGCTTCACCCCAAGCTTCATCTAAAGTCATTATCGGGTTATCAGAAAAGAAAGGATAGTCAGGGTTAACCCATTCTCCATATTTAGCTATCTGCTTGCGATATGTTGAGCCTTTAAAAGTTGCTTTTTGTGTGTCCTCTGATGCGAATTGCATAAGATTACTTAGTTGTACGTGCATTATGTCTCCTTGTTTTCTATGATACATCAAATTTATGAAGATAATTTATCTTTAATAAGCAGGTTAGGTAGTGTTTGTTCATCTGATAGGTCGCTAATATTTGTGTTGATAAGAGTGAAATCGTCATCAAGTTTTGTTTGAACAGCGTTAGCTATATCTGTCACGTCGGAAGGTGTAACTCCTGAACCTGTAGCAAAAGGCACAACATGATTAGGAGCTAAAAACAATGTACCCCCAGTATCATCCACAAGATCAATCGCATTACCTGTAGTCATATCAACAATATAACCGCCCGATAGTACTACAGGCTCAGAAGGAGAAGAAGTATTTTTTATCAATCGGCCATCTACACGATAGTTTGCTTGGTCTACAGCAAAAATAGTTTGACCTAAATCTCTAATACCTTCTTCTGTAAATAAAGTGTACATCGCGTAAGCATACAGTTCAGCACAAGTTTTTGATGCTTCAAGCTCAAAAAGTTCATCGACATCGTTAATAACAATATCGGTTACTGTAGAGCCATCTGTTGCGTTTGCTAAATATACTGTGTCATTTTCAGGGTTTAACCTCACCGAGATTACAGGGTCGTCGTTTGTTGCTATACCTATAATTTGATCGTAAAATAGTTTCGCACCAGTCGTACCATCAATGTAGGCTGCTCTAACACGAATTTCTCTGTCTGCAATATAAGGTGCAGGGTCAGTCCAGTTAAGAGGAAACGATGCCACAATATCGTTATAAAGTTCAGTGTTAGAAGTAATATCTTTTATTTGTACGCGCATACCGTTCGTACCATTAGTTACATTTACTTCTTGTGTTTGTGCTGTTTCTTGCGGATATAATCTTGCACGGCTAGTTGAAGTGGAAAGCATTGGTATCCAGATACCAGATATGGCTTGTGTTGGTGTAGCGAAAACGTATGCTTTAATTTTGAGTTTGATACCAGTCGAAGGGAACGTAGCCTCGTCGGGAGTTGCTCGAAATATTAGAGTAGCTGACGTGAGGTTTGCTGTAAGGTTCGTATCGAGTGTGATCTGTGACGCACTATCGACCGTTAAAACTTTTGTTCCATCTGGTACACCTAAAACGCCTAAAGCTGAAACATCATCACCGACAGCTATATCTGTAGTAGTAGATAAGCCTGTCACGACAGCAGAGCCGCTAGTTCCTGTTGCTCCTGTCGCTTGATAGTAGAGGTTCTTCCATGCGCTAAATCCTGCTCCTCGGTCGATCTGATAATACAAGTTATAGTATGTGATCTGTATGCCTGATGCTGCTGTGATTACAGGATATGCGTTCGCAAAGCTATCAGCGGATATGTCGTAGTAGTCCATTTCCCATATACCAGAATCTCCAATAGTAAGGGCGGATAAGTAGCCAAGACCGTTAAACTGTGCAGAACCACCAATAGTAACTAGTGAAGCTGTATCGGTAGTCGGTGCACCCATCATTATGTTAAAGCGGTGGTTAGTAACTCGGTAAGCTAAGGCTGTTCCAGACGAAGTACCTGAAGCAGCACCAGTTACCGTAAATTGGTCATCATTTAATGTAGTCACTGAACGCATGCCGAAGACGTTGCCGTTTTCGGCATCATAGATATACACGAAGTCGGCAGTCGTTAGTTTGTGGTCAGATGCATCAATCGTGTAAACACCTGATGCTCTGTTCCATGTTAAACCGCTTCTATCTGTTGCAGTCAGAGGAGTTGTTGAAGTAGTTTCAAAGTGAGTACCCTTAGCACCTATAGTGTTAAAAGCAGTAGAAGAACCGCCCATTGACTTAGCCTTAGTATTCGTACCGTTAAGTGTACCTCTGTTTGAATATCGTACATCACCAATAACATTCTCAAGCAGTAAGTTCTTGGTAGTTGGATCAATTGCATATTGTTGACCAGTAACGCCAAGTGTAGTCACATTCTGGACTTTCATATCAGTAACGTTTGAACCAGATGTACGGAAGCCTTGCGAAGTACCAGAGCCATAAAACGACACCAAGCCACCAGTAGTAATACCTGTGGCCGTACCGACAACGGTAAACGTATTTAGGCCAGTTACAGTGACTGATTTTGCCGTGACGGATAGTCCCGTCATATTCCCGCGATATGGAATCATAGAATCACCAGTCACAAAATTGTGAGGAGAAGCTGTTGTGAAAGTGAATGTCGTACCAGAACGAGTTACGGAACACTCTTCTTCGGCGTATACGGTGAAGTCAACTATTGTGTTTCTAAGTGTTGGTCGTACTGAAGATGTACCGCAAGTGAATAGCCCAACCTTTGAGTGTTGGAATGGTAGTGGGTGATAGTCTCTTTCGCATAACCCGTCTGTTATACCTGAGAAGGTTGTACCGTGTATATTTTCTACTGCTGCTGGACGTGTTTCACCTGCTGTATAGTAACGCCAATTGCGACGTTGTTCTATATTTACACCTGTCGCATAAGAAGTTTGACCCGAAAGTATATTGTCGTGGACAGAAATGTTAGATGCTGTAACAGAACCAAACGAACTATTCGAGGTAGCAACCCTCGTACCTGTATGTGAGATACGAGAAAATTTGACTTCCATATTGTCTGAAGTGTTAGAACGTAAAGCAGATACAGAACCAGCATTATAGTTACCTGTTGAACAATGAAAATTATCGAACAAAGCACCTTCTGTAGAAGTAATAATGTCGATTCCTTGACCACCGACGCTTACAGGCGAACCCATACCAGAGTTACGAAAATTCATTTGAGAACCAAACTGTTGTGCTGTAACAGGTTTAGTGATACCCGAATAGTCGACATTGAACTTATCGCCGTCAGATATAGGGATACGCCAAGCACAGGAACACCATTCCATCTCGAGAGAACCTGAACCACCAGTACCGAATTTATATCTGTTAGCAACAGTCGCAGAAAGAGTATTAACAGTAGGTGAAGCACTAGCAGCGTTCTGTAAAAATACGTTACCTATAGTTATCTCATAACCTGAAGGTGGTAAAGCTCCACCTGTACTGTTAGTACCGTCTGAACCGAACCTGAGTGTACCTGTCGTGGTATCTATCCAACAGTAATGTCCTCGCCAATCATCAGTCGCAACATTAGCTGCTATAGCTGTATCTGGAGAGTTAGGCCAAAACTCGTAAGTGCCTGTTACAGTACCTCCAGAAGTATAAGTTCCAGGGTCTGCATCTGAATAATATTTGAAAGTGTTAGCGTCAATAACTTCAATCATTGTTCGTGTCGTATTAAAACCGCTAGGTGTTATTCCTGCAATAGCGACAACTGATCCGTTAGTAAAATTATGTCCTACAGCGGTGGCAGTAACCCAACCCCCTGTAGCGTTTGTTCCATCATATTCATCGGCATATACAGCGTTAGTAATAGTTGCAGGTGTAGGGTTGCGTAAAAATACGCCAGGATGCCAAGCTACACGTCCATTAGTAGGAATCTGATATACGTCAGTTCTAGCAGGAGTACCAGGTGTTGTACCGATCTGGAAAGGTTTACCTTTAACAGCAATATTAGACTGGTTATTTAACCCGTTTATAGTCCATGTTGAACCTTCAACACCTACAACTTCTATCCAACCCCAACGGTCAGTACCAGAACCCAAAATATGGTCGATACATACTATTGCGCTAATACCAGTCAAAGTATTATTATCAGGAAAAGTAACAGAGTTCCATTCGCTCAAAAGAAAATATCCGCTTGTTGGCATGGCATCGCCAGGTGTTAAAGGTGCAGCGTTAAGAGCAGTTGTATATACACCCTGTAAAAGTCCAGAGCCTCCACCAGAACCAGTAATCACAGTATCATATGCAGGAACAGTACCACTACCTGTATCGTAAGGAACAAGTCGTGTTTGATCTCCACGAATTTTAATGTCACCACCCAAAGTAGAAGAACCAGTAACAGAACTTATAATTGTAGAAGTAGTAGCTCCAGTACCAAAACAAGTATGAGTATCAATAGTAAAAGCAAAACCTAAATTGTTTACTACATCCGAACCAGTACGTCCTACAAGTTGACGTAAACGAGTATCTGCTACAAGGTTAAATGTTGCCACGTGTCAAATCTTCCTCTGCTACTACTATACGTTCACCGTCAACAGTTAAAACTAAAGCACCTTCTTCAATAATGTCTGCCTCAGGGTTAGTCACGTCATCTTTTGCTAAATATCCGTTAGCTTCAATCTCGTTAATTAAATCTATATCTGTACTACGATCTAAAGTGACCTGAGCGTTTTCTAAAGTATATGTAACATGTCGTGTAGCCATTAGCTATAACTCAAGCTTTCTCTATCGTCCCAAACATTATCAAAATTATCGTTACCATCAGCCCATAGTTTAGTTAAACCAGGGGTTGCAAGCCGTTTAATTTGCCATACTGCGACAGATGTTGCAGAACCTATAGCAGCATTACCAATATATGTTAAAGAACCAACAGTAACAATCCTGGTCGTATAATTAACACTTCCAGAAATACCCTGAATTGCTGTAATAATCTCGTCTTGTTTACTAACAGTAGCACCATCAGGAGTACCACCACCGCCCCCAGCTAAAGCTTTATAATGTTCTATACCATCAGTCAAACGGACGTTAATATACTTGTCAGGGTTAGCGTTCTCGTAAGCAATAACAACTTCTCTTTTAGAAGATGCAGGTAGCTTAGAAAGAATTTTATCTATCTCTTTTTTTAATTCCTCTTTAGTAAGCCCAGTAACATTTATTTGTGGCGATAACTCTAAACGGCTCAAAGCTACTTCGAAGTTAGATAGTGATGTTCCTATCTGTTTAAAAATCTTGTTTTGATCTGCTCTATTATCGTTATTTTTGGTTGCAACGAGAAGTTTACTGAAATTGTCTTTAAGAGTATTATCAAAAGTAGTGTTAGAAGATACTATTGCTTCTGCTACAGATTTAGATAGGCTAACAATGCTTTCTTGTAACTCTTTTTTATCGTCACGATCTAATTGTCCTATATTGTTTAAGATTTCTTCTGCTATTTTTTTTGAGAAACGTATAACATCAGCATCTTGTTTAGCTTGTATCTTCTTTTTTTCTTTTAATGCTATCTGTTCGATCTTATTAGCCATAAGTTAATCCTCTGCTAATAGTTTATCAACCTCGTCAGCAACAGCTTTTTTTACTGCTTTTTGTGTTAGCTCAACTATTTGATCTTCCATATCTTTAGATAATGAAGGTTCTAGAAGTCTTGAAGTATCGGGGAAGCCAGTAATGTCAGGAGGGTCTATTTCGTCTTGGAGAATAGCAACCCATATACAACGGCAGTTATGATGTATTGGTGGGTCGTAGGTAGTGTTTTTGTATTCTGTTTCTGACAGGACTTTCCCGTCGAGTTCTTCACATGTAGGACAGGTACGATTATCTAACAGGGCTGAGTATTGGTAAGCATATATTTTTTCTTTAGCCACATCAAAAACATCTTTACGACCTTTATTGATAGCGATAGCTGCTATAGCTGTAGCTGTCAGCCCGATAGTATTCTGGTAATAATCAGTAAACATTGCTGTTACTGCAACAATAATATCACCTGTGGATAACCTTGTGGATAGTTGGTCTTTACGTTGAGCCTTGCTAACTTCTGTTTGTATCTTAAAAATCAGATCAGACAACTGTTTTTCAACAATAGTAACAGCGTTATTTTGGAAGAAATCTTTAGATTCTTTAGGCGTAGAAGGAATAGGGATAAACAATTCGTCGCTCGCACCATTCTTACCATACGTATAAGCATCCAACCCTGCTTCTTTTAAGGCTTTAACATACTGGTTTTTTAGATTTTCATCGAACAGATTTTTTTCTGTCAGCTTCTCGTATTGTCCAGCAGCAACATATTTATCTATTTTAGGTAAAGCGTTGGCAACTAGAGCATCGTATATCGCTCTAATGTTACGTTCTGTGTCGGCTTCGAGACTGTTAAGTTTGTTTTCTATGCTCGCAAAGTTGACTTTTGTTTCTGCTTTTGTTAAAGATCTTCTCCAAGCATCTGTGCTTAAAGATAATGCTGGTATAGGTTCAACAACTTCTGCAATAGGGTCAACTGTCGGGTCTTGTATTGGCTCAGCTATTGCTTGTTCTAGCATATCAATATCTATATCGAGTTTGTCAGCCATCTTCTGTATAACACCATCTACTATTTCTTGTGGCAGACGATCTTTCTCGGTAAGTTTGATAAATGTTTCTTTCAATAATTCTGTTGTTGAGTCTGTAATATCTTCGAACTTGAAAGTGCCGTATTCGGGTGTCGCATAATTATATTTATACAAATCGGGTATTAGATAAGAAGTTATATGTTGTTCTAATGACTTACTTATTGACATTAAAGCTTGTACGAAGAAGTCTGATTGATCTTGAGACAAAGCATAAGCACCAGTATTAGAGCCAGTACCAAGAAGAATAAACATCGCGAGTACTGATCTTGCCATTTCTGCGTTCTGAAATTCGATTAAAGGCAGAAGATCATAAGTTGAACCTGTGTCGAGCGCACTAACTTTATATCCGTTAGGTACACCAACAGTAGCTTTAAAACCTATCTCATCGACAGCAGCAACAGTCTCATCTAGTTCGTCTTGTGAGGCTCGTTCTTTACCCTCAACAATTTTTACTTTCAAAGCATCAGCTTGTGCTTGTTGCTCAGCAAAATATAGTAAACGTCTTTTCTTATCATAGCTAGAATATGCTGCAAGGAAAGCAGACCTGCCTTTAAGATTATGAAACTCTTTACCATACGTATAAAGAAAGCTGCGATCTAAAGGTATTGTTACATCAGCATAAGTGTTACCAATATATGCTCTTTGCCTAAAGCCGTTAAATCCTCCCCTATCATCAGTACGCATACTTATTGTTGTAGGGTCTCTCCAAGCTACTTTACGAAATACTACTTTGCCATCAGAAATAGCGAACACTTTTTCGAATCCTGCATAACCCTCAATGACTGCCCTTAAAGCCTGAGCTATAACAAGATCGAATGGTGTAGACATACCTCCCTTGTGTGGTGGCATCCTTAACTGATCTTCAACCCAAGCAGATTGTTCTATAGCAGCAGGCGAATCGTCATCAGCTTCAATAGTCCAATTTCTACCCAATAACGACATGACAATAGTGTTATATAGGGCTTGGATAGTACCATCAGAGTCGAGCATCTTTTTAAGATCGGCAGCTTTAACTTTATCGGTATCTATAAATTCTTCGTTAAAAATACTAGGCAAACTACCGCTCGCAGAAGTACCAATTTCGATAGTGTTAGGAGCTGCAGGTGTCTTAGCTAGGCTAGTAATGAATTGGCCGATCTTGCTCATTTATTCTCTCAAACGTTCGTTAATATAATCTGACACGTTACGTCCTGCAGAAGCTTGAACTGTCGTCTCATTTCCTAGTATATCAGCTAATGAGTATATGAATGAGTCAGCACGGTCGCACGATTTGTTGCCATATCTTTTTTTCCAAACGTCTTTAGATTCTATCGTCAAGCCTTTACCAGTGAAAGAATATTTACGTGTTGAGAGTTGCATTATAAGTTTGTCGTCGTTAGGGATCGCGAGTTCTCCAGCTATAAACATTGTTCTTGCTCTCCACCATAACTGAGAAGCTAAATTTGCGAATGTGAGTCCTGTATCGTCGGGTAGTGCTTTAGCGTTGTTATGTATTTCTATCGCCATATCATATTTAGCTTCACGCAAAATATCGTAGACTCCACCGCCCAAGCCGTCTACATCGACATATATACCATCGGGTCTAGGGTTAGAGTATTGTTTTATTAGTCCTACTGTTGCTGGTATAGAAGTATAAGGGCTTGTTAATTGTTCAGGCACATAACCTCCATAACGAGGAGTCAAGACTGTTTCGTCGTTACCGAATCGTGCAGGGTCAACACCAAGATAAAACATTCCGCCTTTAGCTTTAATTTTTGCGCGATGTTCTTCTGTGCATGCTTGCTCTAAAGCGTTCAAAGGTATTACAGTATTCGCAGATTGGCTAGGAAAATTACCTAACACGCGAGCTTGAAACATCGGTGAATCTACACCCCATGAATCTATCTTCTCGTAAGCCCAACGGGGAGAAACCAGATACTCGTTTACGATCTCTACCTTATCCAAATCTACATTCTGCAAATCTTCGATAGTGTGGATACCATTGTTTTTGAAGTTAGGTGAATCGAATACGCTGATATGGATTTTGTTTGCGTAATCCCACGAATAATGAGACTGACGGAACGAACCACTATCGGAGGTGGGGTTTCCTATCATCAACATACGTGCCTTCTCGGAAGTCATCATACCTTCCATCGCCTCAAAAGCATCCTCATTAACACCAGCTGCCTCATCAACAACAATCAATATATGCCCCGATGCGGCATGGAATCCTTGGAGCTTGTCGGGGTCATGAGATGATGCGCCTATCGCATACCAGTCAGATGCAATATCTAGACGAGTTTTGAATACTTCCCCGCCTAATGGATGTTTCGCTTTCTCATGGGCGGCCCTTATCTCTCTCCACAAAAGGTTTTCGACTTGCCTTAGAGTAGGGGCAGTAGTTACAACAATAGATTGCGGGTGACAATACAGAAACCATAGGGCTAGGCGTCCAGCCGAATAAGATTTTCCTACATCGTGACAGGCCCTTACAGTCGTATAACGGTTATCCCTAACACTGATAGCTATTTCTTCTTGCTTATCCCAGAAACCGCCCGCTAAAAGATCTCTATTGAAAAGTTCAGGCGAACGCTGATAGACATTCTTTCCTTTGACCAGATCAACGTCACTAATTAACTCCATCAGAGTTTTCTATCTCTTCCGCTTTTTTGATTGCCTCAGCAAAAGTAGACATAATGTTAGTCCCATCAGGATTCTGCAAAGTATGAGTAGATACAGGCTGGCCATACACTTGGTCGATCATCTCTTTGATTACTTTCCAGTCGCTCTTATTTACCGCTACGGCAAGTTTCCGTTCAAAATAGGGTGCTGTCTTATCATCTGCTACAGCTTTTAGTTCAGGCTCGGATAGCTTCATCATCTGTTCTAGTTTGTATCTTGGTGTATCAGCTTTCTTCCATGAGCCAGGGTTTCTGTTCTGTGGATTGTCTCCAAAACCACCTTTACCTGTAGGGTTTGGAACTTGGTTTGTAGTTGCCATAGTTTTATTGTACCATGAAGTCGTGTGCTTCACCGCTAGATTCTAGGATAGGCATTTGTCCTGTGAGTGTTTGCCATCGTTTACATATAACGTCTACATAATGTGGGTCGAGTTCGAGTCCGTAACATGTGCGGTCTGTTTGTTCACACGCTATAAGAGTAGAACCAGAACCAAGAAACAGGTCGAGTACAGATTTAGAATCCTTAACCATATCGTCCATCATCTCAACTAATAGCTTTGTGGGTTTCTGCGTAGGGTGTTCTTTCCCTCTTGCTTCACTGTCACCACCAAATAGCGTATTGTTATGGCGATAGATTTTCTGCTTGTGTGGTGTCTTACTCCAAGCGATTTCAAATCCACTACCAAACATTTTGTCAAACTTTTCTTCCACACGTTTATCCCATACAAGCCATGACCCTTCATCGGGTAATGTTTTAGCGTAATAGTTAGCACCGAACCAGATTTGTTCTTTGCAATCTATCCAGGCGAATGGTTGGAAATTGAATGGTTGGTCATCACCTATTACCGCCTTGTGTGTTTTATTACCCTCGGCTTTGGTGCTTGGCATCTTTGAATAGTCGGTGTCTAGGTTCATTCCGTATGGTGGGTCTGTGAATACCATGTCGGCTTTCTTACCGCCCATAAGTTTCTCGACTGTTGCTTGGTCTGTTGAGTCTCCACACAACACACGATGGTTACCTAATAGCCATAGGTCGCCCAGTTTTGATTTAGGTGTTTTAGGTGCAGCAGGTATCTCGTCAATATCTTCAGGAAGTTCTTTTTTGTTATCCCATTCTTGTGATGTATCGACACCCCATTCTTCAAGGTCGGTTTGTTCCCATTCGTTCGCTAGGATATCCCAATCCCATTCTCCAGCACTAATATTGGATTGTATAACCCATTCATCGATTTGTTCTTGAGTCCATCCGCTTAAATCTTTTAGCCATTCAGGTTTTATTGTAAGTCCGAGTTCTAAGATTGCCCGGTAGCGTTGGTTTCCTGAAATGATGATACCGTCTTTGTGAGCTATTTTGTTTGCTGTGAGTCCATCGGGGTTGCGTTCAATGGAGCGTTTCAATTTGTCGTATGCGTCGGCCGTGATTGTGCGAGGGTTGTCTTTGTTTGTTTGTAAGTTCATGTCTAAATTCCTACGATTTCCCACTCGTCAAAAAGTTCTTCGAGCGTGTATACTTGCCAGCAGTAATCAATCCAATTTCCCTGATCTTTGAAATTCAAAACTTGAATTGAGATCATAAACTCATCTCCACCTTTGACTTCAATGTCGTATTCTAAACCGAAAATTAAGGCTTTATAGGGTTTGCCTCTGTATCTGGCTTTCATGTTCACATCCTACTGTTGAAATATGTTTGATTGTCGGATTGGTTTTTGTGGGTCAATGATTGATGGGATGTCACGGTGTTGTACCAGGCTAGGGTTAGAGTATCGGCATGTTAGGTTTTTGGAGATTAGCCATCGTTTTATTTTCATGTCATCTCCGAATACTTCGTGTCGTGTATCACAATAAGCTATCATTTCGGGTATTAGTTTTGTTGGTATTGCTAGAGCGACCGCGTGAAATAGTGGAGCATCGAAATATTGTGGTTTTACCCATTTTGTTTCGTTACCATAATAAAAAGATATGATTTGTCCGTTGTGTTCTGTAAGGAATTGTTCTGCTTTTTTAGTGAACCCATCGCACAATATAGCGTCATCTT